ATGTCTAACAGTGCGTTAAGTGTATCTTCAATCGCTACGACAGCTACGCTGCCATTGCGTATTGTAGGTATTATGGATGATGAGGCTAACAGCGATTATACTGCTGCTGGTATTCCACTCATCGTTCGCTTGAACGCTCACTTTAACGCTGGAACCCGCCGTTTTGATTCGCAGACCACTGCGGACTCAACCGGTATTTAAGGAGGGATAAAACATGGCTATTTCTCGCGCACAACTGGCGAAAGAGCTAGAACCCGGCCTTAATGCCTTGTTCGGGCTCGAATACAACCGTTACGAAAATGAGCATTCTGAAATCTTTGAAGAAGAGTCATCTGACCGAGCCTTCGAAGAGGAAGTAATGCTCGCTGGATTCTCAACTGCACCTGTTAAGAGCGAAGGCGGCGCCATCAGCTTTGACGATGCACAAGAGACATTTACAGCTCGTTACACTCACGAAACAATCGCACTTGCATTCTCGATCACAGAAGAGGCTATCGAAGATAACCTTTATGATCGTCTTGCTTCGCGATACACCAAAGCCCTTGCACGTTCAATGGCTCAGACAAAGCAGATCAAGGCAGCTTCTATCTTGAACAATGCGTTCAACACAAGCTACCCTGTAGGTGACGGTGCAGCACTTTGCTCATCAGCACACCCAAGCATGTCTGGTAACCAGCGTAACGTATTGTCAACAGCGGCTGACCTCAACGAGACTTCTCTTGAGCAGATGCTTATTGACATTGCAGGTCTTACCGATGAGCGTGGTCTAAAGATCGCTGTTCGTGGTACAAAGCTGATCATCCCTAAAGAGCTGCAATTCATTGCAGAGCGGGTTATCAACTCTAACCTACGTTCAGGAACTGCTGACAACGACAACAACGCAATGAAGAGTATGGGAATGATTCCTGAAGGTGCCGTGGTTAACCACTTCCTAACGGATACCGATGCTTTCTTCATTAAGACAGACGCACCTAACGGCTTCAAGTACTTCAACCGTTCGCCAATCAAGACGGCAATGGAAGGTGACTTTGACACCGGTAACATGCGATTCAAGGCACGTGAGCGTTATAGCTTCGGTGTCTCTGACTGGCGTTGTGTCTTCGGTACCCCAGGTGCTGCATAAACCATTGTAATATAAGACAAAATCTTATATTTAAGGTTTGGAAAGGGATAGGTAAAACTATCCCTTTCTTTTTTCGTTAAACTTTTGTATTCTATAGGTATCCTGACAGTCGCATGGGGCGGCTGACACTTGCCACGACAGGAGAAAAAATGGCTAATACTACCTTTTCAGGTCCAGTTATTTCTAATAACGGATTTACTTCTACAGCGATTGCTTTTGCTGACCTTCCAACTGCTTCTGCTAACACTGGACGCATTATTTTTTGTTCGGATGCGCTAAAAGCTTCTGAAACAGCCGGTAACGGTACAGGTAACCTCGTTTTTTCTGACGGTTCCAACTGGATTAGAGTTGATACCGGCGCTACAGCCACCGCCTAATAGGAGGTATTAATGGCTAATTCAGACGTAAAATCAAAACGTCTGACCGGGACAGGCTCGGCTTCCGTAGGTCGAGCCCGACTTCGCCAGGTTCAGGTATTGACTGGCGCGGGTGCTGGACGATTGACGTTGACGGACGGAAGCGGGGGATCAACAGTTCTTGATATTGATTTCTTAGCTTCAGATTCTCACTCGGTCAACATTCCAGACGAAGGTCTTTTGTTTACAAGTGATATTGAAGTTGATACAGCTACTAATATCACCGCTATGACTATATTTTATAGTTAAGGGGCACTGCTATGGCTCGTGAAGTAAGTTCTATTTCTCGTGTAGGTACTTCTGAACCATTTGAGCTCCAAGTTGCCCGCGGGCAAATTTCCTACCATTATGCTCAATTTAAGTTTGGGTTTAACTCAGACGTAGACAATCTTCTCGAAACAGTTTGGGCACAAGGCGGTTTGTATTCTTATCTGGCTGCTGCAAGTGTATTAACCTTATCTAGTTCATCTACCGCAGACACCAGTGCGGGGACAGGAGCGAGAACTGTAGTTATTTATGGTTTAGATGCTAATTACAATGAAATTTCTGAGACAGTTACCCTAAACGGTCAGACTGCTGTCAGCACCACCAATTCCTATTTACGAATTTTCAGAATAATTGTTACTTCTGCGGGCAGCGGAAACCAAAATGCAGGTGTTATTTATGCGGGTACAGGCACAGTTACTACGGGTGTCCCTGCAAACATATATGCGACGATTGCTATTGGGGATAATCAAACGCTTATGGCGTTGTGGACAGTTCCGGCAGGTCATACAGCATACTTACTTCAGACAGACATTACTTTAGCGACAACTCAAAATAACAAGTATTGCACGGTTAGTGTTGTTTCTCGTCCTTTTGGACAAGTTTTTCAAGTAAAAGACAGGTTTGTAAAATCCGAAAGTTCGACTACCCAACAATACTCAATACCGGTTCGGTTTGAGGAAAAAACAGACATTGAAGTGAGAGCAATTGGTGATTCATCCGGTGCGGATATATCAATCTCTGCTGGATTAGATTTCATTTACATTAAAAATGGGAGCGAGTTGTAATGGCTTCTACGAAGAATGTTAAAAGGCTTCCTTCTGGACGAATAAGTTATCGAGGAGAGACTTTTGCTGGATATAACAAACCCAAAAGAACACCAAACGGACCAAAAAAATCTGCTGTCCTCGCTAAAAAAGGTGATGAGGTTAAGTTGGTTAGATTCGGTGATCCAAACATGTCTATTAAAAAAGACCAACCAAGCCGTAGAAAAAGCTTTAGAGCGCGTCACAGTTGTGACACCGCGAAAGATAAGTTTTCCGCAAGGTACTGGTCCTGTAAAGCATGGTGATGATATGAGCCCAGAAGACGTTTTAGCTAAACTAGCTCACCACGAAGAAAAATGTGATCTTCGTTATCAACGCATTGAAGAGCGTTTAGATGATCAAAAAGGAGAGCTTTTGTGGCTTAAAAAAATGATGTGGGGCCTTGTGATTTTAATTTTTATAGCCCCTATGGTTACTAAACTTTGGAGTTAAAAATGGCTACTTCTAAAGGTCTATACGATAATATTAGGAAAAAAAGACAAAGAATTGCACAGGGATCTGGAGAGACAATGAGAGCACCGGGTACTAAGGGTGCCCCAACCGCTAAAAATTTTAGAGATGCGGCTAAAACAGCTAAAAAACCAAAACCGAAAAAATCTAGGAAAGCTACCGCATGAGTACTTCTGGAAGTAAGGATTTCGAACTAGATGTAGCCGATTACATCGAAGAAGCTTTTGAGCGTTGTGGCTTAGAGGTTAGGACGGGTTACGACTTAAAAACGGCTAAACGTTCGTTGAATCTGATGCTTGCTGATTGGGCTAATCGTGGGCTTAATCAATGGACAATTAAGCAACGTTCTTTGTCTCTTGTGGCTAATGATGGCGAATACGACTTGAGTACTGATGTGATCGACGTTTTATCAGTGGTCGTCAGAGTATCTGGTACAGATTACTCTATGGAAAGATTGAGTCGGGATGAGTATTTAACTATTCCTACCAAGACGACTTCGGGTAGACCTAATCAGTTCTTTTTGGACCGTCAGCTAACACCTAACTTGAAGATATGGCCGGTTCCAGATAGCTCTACGTCTTACACGGTTTATTATGACGCATTGACCAGAATGGACGATGCGGATACCTTTACCAATACTTTGGATTTACCTTTTAGGTTTTATCCCTGTTTAGCGGCGGGTCTTGCATATTATCTTTCTTTAAAGAAAAGTCCGCAGAGAACCCAGATGCTAAAGGCCGTTTATGAAGAAGAATTTCAAAGGGCAGCCGAAGAAGATCGTGATCGTGCTTCTTTTAACGTTGTTCCTAAGTTTAGTTATTATAGGTCAGGCTAATGGCTAAATTTGCTTCAGGCAAAGATTCGTGGGCTATTTCAGACAGGTCCGGGTTCCGTTATCCGTATAAAGTTATGCGGAGGGAGTGGAACGGGTTATTAGTCGGACCGGATGAGTATGAGCCAAAGCATCCTCAATTGGGTCCGTTTAGAAAGGTATCTGACCCGCAAGCTTTAGAAAATGCAAGACCAGACAGGGTTGAACCTTTGGACGTTTATGTTGGGGTTCCAACCGTTGAAAATCCAAATTTAAGGCCAGCTACTGGGTTTTGTCAGGTTGGTCAAGTTACGGTGACTACGTCATGAGTTTTACA